CTAGCGCTATGACGGCAAGTACACCCAAAATAAATGATGTTATTTCCATAGTATATAAATGTTATGCTAAAGAATTTACCTCGCAGTAATCCCAAGATAAAAAAAGAGCTTGGCATAGCCAAGCTCCCTTATAAAGTATGTTAAATCTTCTTAGAAGTTTAATACAGCGTAATCGATAGCAACAGTCATTGATAATTCAATAGCAGTATCAACAGTATCCCAGTTATAATCTCCAAATCCTGCTTCTTTAATAAATGCACCTTTTAAAATCCATTCAGAAACAACATCTCCTACAGGACCTAATACATTAAATTTAAGATCTTTTTTATAGAAATCAGAGTAACCATCTCTACCAGTTACTGATTCGTGGTGTAGACGAACCCATTCCATTACAGATTGTGCACCTGAAGGTGTAATAGGATCAAATAATGTAAATGAAACATCGTTCCATACTGATTTTCCTTTAACCTTACGTTGAATGTTGATGTGGTTTAAAGCTACTTCACCTTGTGTTAAAGACACTGCACCTACACCTTTTACCATATAAGAAGGAACACCATCCATATACATAATAAACCTATTAGCCTGTTTTGGCTCAAAGGGTGTGAAGAAAATTTCGTTTGTATCTAATACTGCCATTTTGCTATGCTATTTTATTCGGTTATAAATATCTACTTTCCTTCTCCTTATGCTGGGAATGAAGCTCCAGTTGGTTGTAGGTTAAAGTCTAAGTAAATGAATTCAGCTGTTCTAGTTGGTTGAATATAAATTTGACCAATTAACTGATTTCTGTCAATTACATCAGGTGTGTTGTTGCTTTCGTCCATAATTACTTTAAACGCATACAAACCTTGTCTTGCTTGAACACTTTCTAAGTATGGGTTTACCTGTGCTAAGAAGTTATTTCTTGTGGCAGCTGTATTTTGTTCAAATACTAAGTTTTGACCAATTTGAGAAATATATCCTTTTAATTCAATTAAAAGTCTTCTTACGTTTACTCTATCTAAAGCAGATGCTTTTTTCTGTAATGTTTTTTGCCCATATACTACAACACCAGTTCCTGGGAAGGTAGCAATTGGATTAACATTTGCTTGATATAATGTATCTCTGTTAGTTGCTGATAATTTTCTTTCAGCTTGGATTACAGTTCCTAATCCACCTCTATTAATACCTGCTGGTGCAAACCATGGTTCTGAACTATTATCATTAAAAGCATATACCCCACCCATCATAGTTGAAGCTGGAACCCATACATTTCTACCACTATCTGGATCGATTGTTCTAACCCAAGGCCAGTACATAGCGGCATATGAAGTATCTCTACCATCTGCTTCTGTTTTAGCAGCATTTAAAGTTGCTCCATAATTTACAGGATCAATTACTACTAAATGATCACCTCTTGATTGAGCATTATTAATAGCTGTTGATAATGGAGAGCTGTGTGATGCATCAGTTAAACCAGGAAGCAACATTAAGTTATATCTGTAATCATCAGCATTAGCTAATAATGATAACATATCAGTATAATCACCCGATACTAAACCTTGAGTATCTGTACCATTGATTTCATGGTAGTAATTAGCTTTTCTACTTGATGGGATTAACGAACCTACACCAGCTGCAAATGAACCTCCATAAGATCCTGAACCTACTGTTGGTAAGAAATCTGCATATTGTGTTTTTGCAACACCTGCATTATCAAAGTAATCTGGGGTTTTAGAGTTTACAGATTTTACTCTTACATATCTTGAAGCATTAGGATAAGAACCTGATACTTCTATGTAATTTTCTGTTGAGTTATATACTAACTTTTGATCACCAATTACTTTAGAAATGTAATTTTCAGATTTTGGATCTAAAGATAAATTTTGATAAGTTTCTAAAGCAACTTTAGAATTATGATTATCATCTCCTCTTCTAACAATTAGTGAAAATTGACCATTAGTTGAATCAGATGATGCTACTTCCCATCTAATGTTATCTTTACTACCACTATCTAAAGAATTATTAGATAAAATAGATGAAGTATTATTAAATAATTCACCTTTATCTAGTACTTCTAATTCAAATGCTGTAGAGGTTCCAGTACCGTTAAGACCACCTGCTAAAGTAACTTGTGTTGCAAAATCGTTTGATGAACCAGTAGAAATAGTTACACCATTATAAGTAGTACCTTCGGCAGAAGCACTAAATTCTAACACGTTTAAGGTATTAGTAGCATCAATAAAAGAAATATTTGAAGCAAATGAAGCTGAGAAGTTTTCTGCAGTTTCGGTTGCAGTAGATCCTGTACTGTAGTAATATACTCTACCATCTATATCATCAGCTGGGATTGGAGCTTCTTCAGCAATAAATCTGTAGATTACACCATCATAGGTTAATCTAATTTCTTCATTTTGAGTAAAGGCAGCAACTAATGTAAAATCACCTACAGAAAATTCTCCCCCTGTTACAGTTCTAGAATTTACTACTGAAGCTGAAGCATATGTCCAATTTGATGAATCATCTACTACACGTGTTACTAATAAGCTATCACCACCATTTTGGAAGTAGTTATAAGCTGAGATAGAGGTTAAGTAAGTATACTCATCACTACCACTTTCAAACGTAGTACCAAATCTGTTTTGGTAATCTGAATATGAAGTTACTAATGTTGGGATTTCAACTGGTCCTTTAACTGCTGGACCTACAATAGCAGCACCTGCTTCTACTGGTTGCTGCTGAATAAAAGTATTATCGTTTTCACGAGCTAATACACCGGGTGATAATAATGTTTCTGCCATCGTTATGAGGTTATTTTATTATAAATACCTAAAGAGGGGTGAAAAATTAAGCTTTTGTAAATTCGCCTGTATTTAAATCAACATTCCCATCTCCATACTTTTCAGTTAATTCTTGACCTACTTTAGTTTGATCTTGTCTTAATTGGGATAATTGGGTAATAATGTTTTCTTTTTCAAGCTCCATTAATTGAATTTGGTATTCAAGTTGACCTAAACCAACAATGATTTGTTCTTCGCGGTTACGAAGATCATTAAATCTTGCTTTTTCTTCCTCTGTAATAAATTGTTTTTCCATGTTATAAATATTAATTAATTATGTTAAAATAGTTCTTTTAAACCAGCTTTATAGATAATGTCACCAAAACTAAGATACTTTTGTACTATCTTAAAATTGTGGTTAATAGCATCTAAACGCTCATTGTAATATTGCTCTGTTAATATTCCGCTTTTTAGAATATTGTATAATTCCTCTTTACTTTCAAAGAATATAAACCCATTTGTATCTAATTCTTCAAAAGGTTTAGTATTAGGATGCCCCCACATAATAGGTATACAACCTGATAGTATGCTGTCAATGGGTTTTTCTGAAAGGAAATATGGGAATTCGTTTTCTATTACTAATTCATACCTATAATCCTTTAACCCATCTACTTTATTTGGTGGGTTATTAAAGTCAATAATTCCTAATTCACTTAAATAATCTCTAACATCGTGTCTCATTTGGTGACCCACCATACCAAAATTTTTTCTAGAGAAGATAGCTGAGATGTTTTTAGACTTGGGATAAATTTTTCTTTCTTGAGGTTGTATAAATGTTCTAGAACCCGCTATATAATAACGATATTTTTCAGGGTATTTACCAGAGCCTTTCCATGAAGGGTAATGGACTAAAATTAAATCAAATAAATGTTCATTTTCTAGTATCCATCTATGTAATGCTCTATTAAAAGAAGAAGGTTCCATTTGAACCATAACCTTATACTTATGTTGAGAATTTTTTACTATAGTCTCAATATTATCTAAGGAACCATCATAATCAACAAAAATACCTACATCGGTAGGATCATTAGTATATTCAATAAATTGAGATGGGGTAGTAGGAAAAACACCTTGTCTTTCCTCTACACCATAATTCCACTTATCCCAATAAAGGTTTACTTTATGTTTCATTACTTATAAGATTCACCCCCAACCCATAATACTAAGGATTTACGAGTGCCTTCTGTTACTTTAGTTACACGATGCATCATGTAGGAAGGGAATACAACTACACTACCATAACCCCTAGGTGCTTTTTCAGCTTCTGGGCTTCTAAGTAATTCTAAATCACCTCCAACATATTCATCAGGATGAGATAATTGAACTGTAATAGATACTTTACGAGTACTTAATTCTTGAGGACCAATATCCATGTGCCAATCGTAATGTCCACCCCCAGCGTAATATTCCGTGTATTGGATGTGTTCGGGCATTGAGTAGATATTAAAGTTCCAAAAAGTTGTATTTGCTCTTTCAATAGCTGTTTGTAAACGATTATATACCCAAAAAAATTCAGGGTATTGGTCATATTTCAACCATTTAATTTGAGACTTCCTCATTTGATGTTCTTCTTGTCTATCAGCTGCTATAGTAGCAGTTTCAAACGGAACAACATTTTGATTTTTTAAAATCCAATCTACTTCATCAGGAGTAAATAACCCTTCCTCGCTATAATACGCGGTTGGGTCATTACTCATATTAGGGGGAAAGGAAAGATAATTATACATTAATATTCTGTATTAAAGAAGAATGTTTGGAATAATCTACCCGTATGTTTATCTTCACCAAAATATTCCATTGATGAGTGGAATAAATCACCTCTGTAAAGTACTAAACGATTAAATTTATTAGAAATCATATCAACCATATCCCATTTAGACATATCTCTTGAATCCTTATAAATCATATCCATAGTTTCTTTATCATAAGAACCATCTTCTTTACGAGCTGCTTTACATAAACCAGTTTTTTTATGGCGGTATAATGCTGTTCCTGAGTTTAAAGGAGCATCTGGGTTTAGGTAACATACCCCAGCCCACATAGTAGTTTGGTCAGCATGGATCCAGCTTTTATCATTTTTAGTTGTATACTGGTAAGATGCGTTATATTGAAGTTCTTCAAATTGGGTAATATTACCTCCAGCATGTTGTACAATACCTTGAATACAATTTCTTAATTCATCATAGTGGAAACTACGAGTACGTTGTCCCGGATAGTTACCATATTCACTAAATTCTTGAGATAGGGCAAATTCCCTAGGGATCATAGGGTCGATTCCGTAGAAATCGTCTATAATAATTACATTAGTCTGCATACCAATTGTTTTTATTTATTTTATTAAAATATTTTATATATCTATCTATTAAAACTTCTGCTGTAAATTTTTCACCAAATTCTCTACATTTTTTAGGGTCAATTAAATGTAAATTATTTACAGCTTCCTTAAATTCACTAAAACTACTACACCTAAATCCAGTAACCCCATCAACAACATTATCTACGTAACCACCCCAATTAGTTGTTATTACAGGAGTACCACTTAAATTAGCTTCAATAGTAGTTAAACCAAAAGGTTCTATATAATATGTAGCTGAAATTACGGCTTGTGCTTTACTTAATAATTGTTTACGTTTTTCTAACCCAGCATACCCTACATATGTAACATTTGGGGGTAAACCATTAGTTACAGTAGCTATATCACCTTGCCCTGCTATAATAAATTTTTTATTAGGATAGGTTTTAGCTATGTCTAGGAATATATGAATTCCTTTTTGCTCAATCAACCTTGCTAGGTAAAGAATATAATCTGATTTTTCTTCGCTATATTCAAATTCTTCTATACTGTCACAAATGGGTGGAATTACAGTATCATTCCAACGACAATTATCTAAATTATACTTACCATAAATAAAATGTTGGTTAGCTGTTGAAGTAAATACGTTGTAATTAGCCCCCATAAATGATAAATGTCCTATATGGGTATCTACTACTTTTACTCCTGGGAGTTGTTTGAGTAGAGGAATTTGTTCACCCCACATACAAGCTACAATATCACCCTTTTGGATATTATCAATTAAGGCATTATATGCATTTTGAGAAAATATTTCTTGAGCCTCATGTGAAACATTCCATTGGGAATTTTTAAAATCAGTTACAAAATATTTTTTGTGATAATCATTATCTACTATGTTATATCTCTGGGTAGATTCAATTGTAGATGCTTCATGCCCATAGTAATGAACTTCAATACCACGGCGATATAATAACGTAGTAAGCCAGTAACTAGCACGGGCGTATGGGTCAACTGCTATGTTAGGTGTAGATGGGTTACGAGCTACTCCTACAACATGAATTTTCATATAACTTTATTTATACATAAATATAAAAAAGGGGAGCTAATGCTCCCCTCTTACTTTTCATTTTAGTGAATTATTTGAGTTTTTCATTTAATTCATTAAGGGCTGAGATTAATACTGCTACTAATTTTTCATATCTAACAGCTTTATACCCATTTTTCCTAGTAGTAACCAATTCTGGGAATTCAGTCTCAATTTCTTGGGCAATTACACCAATTTCAGTTCCTACTTTACCACTAATTTCATTCCAATCGAATGT